TAAGTTTGAGGTTCCTAATGCAAAATTTATGCCACAGTACCGTGGTAGAAACTGGAACGGAGAGATACATCTCTTTGATATGCGTTCCAAACAAATCTATGTCGGTCTGTTAGATAAGATAGTATCTTTCTGTAAGAACTACGGATACACTTACAAGTTTGAAGATAACAAATTCTATGGTGCTCCCTATGAAGAGAATGAGGGAATATCATATGAAGGTGTTAAAGATTACATGAATTCCATTTGTGCCCATACTCCCAGGAAGTATCAAATTGAGGGAGTATACGGTGCCCTAAAGCATAATAGAAAACTACTGATATCGCCCACTGCTTCTGGCAAATCTTTGATGATTTATTCTCTAGTAAGATATTATGTGAACAAAGGGCAAAAAATTCTTTTAGTTGTTCCGACGACATCTCTTGTAGAACAGATGTATAAGGATTTTCTCGATTACGGTTGGGATGCGGATTCATATTGTCATCGAATCTATTCTGGTAGAGAGAAGAGCAGTGATGCTCCAGTAACTATTACCACCTGGCAATCTATCTATAAGTTAGAAAGATCTTGGTTTGAGGAATTTAATGTTGTAATTGGTGATGAGGCACACTTATTCAAGAGTAAGTCTCTTATTTCGATTATGACTAAGTTGCATCATGCAAAGTATAGATTTGGATTCACTGGTACATTAGACGGCACACAGACGCATAAGTGGGTGTTAGAGGGAGTCTTTGGTCCATCGTATAAAGTAACCAGAACTGATGAATTGATGAGACAAGGACATCTATCTCAGTTAGATATTCAGTGTCTTGTTCTTAAACATCCTCCACGTAAGTTTGATGTGTTTGAGGATGAGATACAATATCTAATTACTCATCAACAAAGAAATAGTTTCATTACTAATCTTGCATTAGATATGAAAGGCAATACTCTTGTGTTATTTGCAAGAGTAGAAGCACACGGTCAGGTTCTTTTCGACAAGATAAATAAACAAAAGAAGAATAACCAAAAAGTATTTTTTGTCCACGGTGGAGTTGACACCGAAGAAAGAGAGTTAGTAAGAGAAATAACTGAGAGAGAACACAACGCAATCATTGTTGCCTCTTATGGAACTTTTTCTACAGGTATCAATATTAAAAATCTCCATAACGTTATCTTCGCCTCACCCAGTAAATCCAGAATCAGAAACCTTCAAAGCATTGGACGAATTCTTAGAAAAGGAAAGGACAAAGTAAAAGCAACTCTATATGATATTGCAGATGATTGTTCAACTACTACTAGAAGAAACTATACACTTAATCATTTTATAGAAAGAATTAAAATTTACAATGAAGAGAAGTTCAATTATGAAATTATGTCAATACAACTCAAAGGAGGAATATGATAGAAGAGGATTTTTATGCAACGTTAAAACTTAAATCAGGTGAAGAAATATTTGCTAAAGTAGCAGCTTCAGAAGAAGAAGGTAGAACCATGCTTTTGGTTTCTAACCCTATTATCATTAAAGAAATTAGATCTAAAACTGATTCTATAGTAGGTTATAAAATAGAACCCTGGTTAAAGACTACTACTGAGGATATGTTTATAATTAAATTAGATGATATTCTTACTATGTCTGAATCATCTGATATTGAAATTATTATGCTATATCAAGAATTTGTCAGAACAGGTGACAATAAAGGTAATAAAAATTGTTCTTCTAAAATTGATAGAAAAATGGGATATATCTCTAGCGTAAGAGATGCTAAAGAAATATTAGAAAAAATCTATAAGAGATCTAATAAAGAATCTAAGTAATCTATAGCCTGTCTCTTTAACCCCAACAAAGGTATTCTACACATGTTTTAGAACCTTGTCAAGTGTTTGTTTTGGTGATATAATATATACATATTATGATGAAAACTTATGTTAGGTACTACAATGGCCAAGAGGAAAAGGTCAGAACATTATGTAAATAACAAGGAATTTCTTGCGGCACTCATTGAGTATCGAAGTGAAGTTGAAAGAACATTTATTGCTAAGTATGGTAAAGAACCCACTAAGCAAGATAGGGCACAACGATGGGACACTAAACCACCTATTCCCAGATATATTGGTGAGTGTTTTTTAAAGATTGCTAATCATCTATCATTCAAACCAAATTTTGTCAATTACATGTTCAAAGAGGACATGATTTCTGATGGTATTGAAAACTGTGTCCAATATATCCATAACTTTAACCCAGAGAAATCTCAGAATCCCTTTGCGTATTTCACTCAGATTATTCATTATGCTTTTCTGCGTCGTATTCAGCGAGAGAAAAGACAGTTAGATATTAAGAATAAAATTATTGAACGGTCAGAGTATAGTGAAGTCTTTGACGACAACAATACCCTTGACGGATCCAACTACAGCGACTATAATAGTATCAAGGATGCTGTCCATAGTAAACTCCGTTATCAATGAGAATTGCGATCATTACCGATCAGCACTTTGGTGCCCGTAAGAACTCTAAACTGTTTCACGACTATTTTCTAAAGTTCTACAATGATGTCTTCTTCCCCACTCTTGAGGAAGAGGGCATTACTACTATTGTAGATATGGGTGATACCTTTGATAGTCGTAAGGGTATTGATTTCTCAGCACTCTCTTGGGCAAAGAATAATTATTATGACAGACTCCAAAAGATGGGAGTTACTGTTCATACTATCGTTGGTAATCATACTGCGTATTATAAAAATACAAATAATGTCAATGCAGTTGATTTGCTACTTCGGGAATATGAAAATGTTATCATATATTCTGAAACGACGGAGGTTAAACTTGATAAACTTGGCGTAGTATTTGTTCCTTGGATTAACGAGGAAAATCAAAATCATACAATGAGTTTGATTAATAAAACCAAGTATGATTGTGCTATGGGTCACCTCGAACTCAGTGGATTCAGAGCACATAAGAATGTGGTGATGGATCATGGTATGGACAAGGAAGTTTTCTCAAAGTTCTCTACTGTATTCAGTGGTCACTATCATACCCGTTCTTCTGATGGAAAGATTTCATATCTGGGCAACCCTTATGAAATGTTCTGGAATGATGTGAATGACTCTAGAGGTTTTCATATCTTTGATACTGATACAAAAGAACTGACTCCAATCAACAATCCATATAGGATGTTCTACAATCTGTATTATGATGATGAATCTCATCAGATGGTAGATACAACTCCATACGAAAATAAAATCGTAAAGGTTATTGTCAGAAACAAACCTAGAGTCAAAGAGTTTGAAAAAGTCATTGACAAACTTTATGCTTCTGGTGTTGCTGAACTCAAGATTATAGAAAACTATGATTTTGGTGGATGGTATGGTGATGAAGAGTTCTCTGCTATGGAATCTGAAGATACTCTCTCAATCTTGGATAGATATATTGAGGAGGCAGAAATAAATCTTGATAAATCAAAGATACAAAACATTATCAGAGATACGTATCAAGAGGCATGTGAGATGGTGTAATGTTTATTTTAACGGTTCTAGGAAAGGAAACTGACGGGGCATACTCTGTTGCCGACAATGATGGAAAGGATATTCTTTATATTTTTGAAGATGAGGATGATGCCTCTCGATATGCTATGATGCTAGAAGAGTCTGGTAGTCCAGAAATGCATGTCATCGAAGTTGATGATGATGCTATGCTTGAAGCTTGTGTAATGCATAATTATAGTTACACAATTATTACTCCTAATGACATTGTGATTCCCCCCGACACTGAGAATGATCTTATTTAAAACTATTAGATGGAAAAACTTTCTTTCTACTGGAAATCAATTTACTGAAGTTAGTCTTACTCAAAACAATACAAATTTAATTATTGGAACTAATGGTGCAGGAAAATCTACTATCCTAGATGCTCTTACATTTTCGTTGTTTGGTAAACCATTCCGTAAGATCAATAAACCTCAACTTATCAACTCAACCAACGAAAAGGATTGTGTTGTTGAAGTTGAGTTTTCTATTGGTAATCTTGAGTGGAAAGTTGTTCGTGGAATCAAACCAAATATCTTTAAGATTTGGAGAGACGATAATCTATTAGACCAAAGTGCATCTGCTAACGACCAACAAAAATGGTTTGAGCAGAATGTATTGAAGATGAACTATAAGTCTTTTACTCAGATTGTAATTCTGGGTAGCAGCACATTTGTTCCATTCATGCAACTGACTGCAAACAATCGTAGAGAAGTGATTGAAGACCTTTTGGATATTCGTATCTTCTCTACAATGAATAGTGTTATCAAAGATAAGATTCGTTCCTTACGAGAAGATATCAAAGTTTATGAGTTAAAGAAAGAGTCTCTACTTGAAAAAGTTTCGATGCAAGAGAACTTTATCGAAGAACTTGAGAATCGTAGTAAAGAGAATGTCAGTTACAAAGAACATAAAATTCAGTCTCTACTTACGGAAGAGAATGAATACATGAACCATAATGCTGGGATTGAAGAAGATATTTTTAAACTCAATAAAGAGATTGAAAGTGTAACTGGGTCAAAAGAAAAACTTAAGACCCTCAGTAATCTGAAGGGTAAGATTTCTAATAAAGTAACAACCATTACTAAGGAACATAAATTTTTTACAGAGAATACGGTCTGCCCCACTTGCACTCAGTCTATTGAGGAGAACTTTAGAATAAATAAAATTAACGACGCTCAAACTAAAGCAAAAGAGTTGCAATCTGGTTATAAAGAACTAGAGGAAGCAATTAATAAAGAAGAAGAGCGAGAGCGTCAATTCACTATTCTATCAAAGGAGATTTTAACCCTCAATAATGGCATTTCTAAAAACAATACTCAGATCGCTGGTTGTCAAAGACAAATCAGAGATTTGGAATCGGAAATTCAAAGAATTACCGATCAACTTGCAAACAGAAATGTTGAGCATGAGAAGTTAGCTACCTTCAAAGAAAACCTAAAAACTACATACGACGAACTTGCCAAGAACAAGGACACAATCCAGTATTACGATTTTACATACGGATTACTAAAAGACGGTGGAGTCAAATCCAAAATCATTAAGAAGTACCTACCGCTGATAAATCAGCAAGTCAATCGTTATCTTCAGATGATGGACTTCTATATCAACTTCACACTTGATGAGGAATTCAACGAAACCGTCCAGTCCCCTATTCACGAAGACTTTTCCTATGCTTCCTTCAGTGAAGGAGAGAAGATGAGAATCGACCTAGCACTTCTCTTCACCTGGCGCGAAGTAGCAAAGATGAAGAACTCTGTTAATACGAATCTGCTTATTATGGATGAGGTATTTGATAGTTCACTGGACGGATTTGGAACAGATGAATTCTTAAAAATTATTCGTTACGTTATCAAGGACGCAAATATCTTTGTCATTTCTCACAAAGTAGGACTTGAGGACAAGTTTGAAAGTGTCACTAGGTTTGAGAAGCATAAAGGATTTTCGCGTATGGTTCGATAAAAGGGCAGAACGATGCAAGTCAAAAACTGGCAGCACCATAGCAAGAAACAACAGAAAAGAAAACTCAAACCACAGGCACTTCGCCAACGTAAAGAAGCATTGCGCTACCTAAAGAAAATGTTAAATGTAACAACAAATACATTAAGTTAGCATACGATGACTAGATAGTGTAGAATAATGGAGGGAATGCAAGAATGTAACTAAAATACTTGTTATGTTTATCATGTCCCCGAAATAAATAATAAGAGGACATTATGCACAATCTTATTTCTTATAATCAGTTAGCGGGTTGGCGACAAAGTGTTGAAAGATTAAGCACCACACTTGACGACACTATCGAAGAATCTGATGCACTAAACGACTATTATAACTGTCTAATAGATTGCGATGATAACCAATCATTTTGTAAACGAATTTGCAGGAGTATTTTAGACTGAAACCAGACCACCTAAAAAACTGTCACTGAGGAACCCACGGGAGACCGTGGGTTTAGTATTATATGGACATCGACAGAAAACCATGAAGCACGAAGTCAAGTCACAACTCGCCAAACTGTTGGCTACTGAAGACCTAGTGGTAGAGCATCGGTTTGTTGAGACAGCACAGTTTAATGTCCAGACCCGTGTGCTTACCTTGCCTCGCTGGGAGCGAGCAAGCAATACTGTCTATGATCTACTTGTCGGTCATGAAGTTGGACATGCATTGTTCACTCCCGATCAAGACCCTCCTAAAGGTATTCCTCATTCCTTCATCAACATCACTGAAGATGCTAGGATTGAGAAACTAATGAAACGTAAATATCCTGGTCTGAGTAAGACTTTTTTCAAGGGTTATTCTGAATTGTCTGATGAAGATTTCTTCTGCCTTGAGGGTGAAGACATCGGCAAAATGACTCTTGCTGACCGTGCTAATCTTTACTTCAAGATTGGTAACTATATTGATATTCCTTTCTTCAACTTTGATGAGAGTCGTATCATCAAGATGATTTCTGATTGCGAAACTTTTGCTGATGCTTGTTTAGCAGCAGAAGAGATGTATCGCTATGATAAGAATTCTAAGCAAGAGCAGGAGCAACCTAATATTCCTGCTTCTTCATCTACACAATCAGGTGAAGAAGGCATGACTCACGAAGAGATGCAAGAAGAAGCAGAGAAACGTGAGCAAGCAAATGAAGAGACTGAGGGTGATAGTCAAACATCTGACTCTGAAATTCAGCAGGATACTGATACCTCTACCAATGCAGGTTCTTCTGCTGAACCAGAAGTAAAGACTGTTGATAGTCTTGATGAGAGTCTGCGTGAATTGATTTCCAATCATGGTGGTGAGAATGTCTATGTTGAACTTCCTAAGGTAAATCTTGAAACTGTCGTTGGTAATAACAAAGAGATTCATGAATACATCTCTACTAGTTGGAATGTCCGTGAAGATGGACAAGATCCTTTCCAAACACCTGACTCTTTGTTCACTCAGTTCAAACGGTCTGCTCAGAAAGAAGTCAACTATCTGGTAAAAGAGTTTGAGTGTAAGAAAGCAGCAGACTCCTATGCCCGTGCTTCTGTATCGCGCACTGGTGTTCTTGACTGCTCTAAGCTACATACTTATAAG